GTATATCTCTTGCTTGCTTGTTTACTTCCATCTTATCGACGTTTGGAAGTGTTGATCGCTCTATATCTAATGCCTTTAATTCTGCTTCTTTGACTCTTGTTGCCAATGCAGTATTAAGAAAGTCTTGTCTTGCTTGAGCAGCGGTTCTGACTACATCTGGGTCTCCTGTAGCTGTTGCTGTTCTAAATGCCTGATTAAGCTCTTCGATAGCCCTTTGTGTCTGCTCTCCTACTTCTTCTCTAAAAGCACTGCTTGAGTTAATAAGTTCTTTTTCAATCTCAAGAAGTGGCTTGCTTCCTGTTATCTGACCTGATGTTCCAGCATCAGGAGAGGCTCTTAATTCCTGTGCAAGTAATGTTGGCTCTTGACCAGCCTCAAGTACTTGTCGTTGCACGACTTCAGCAGCTTGCCTTTCAACACCTTTTGGAAATCTTGTTTCAAAGGCTCTAACTACAGATTTTACAGTATTAATTATACTTGGAATTGAATTTGCTATCACAACAGGCGTAAACGCTGCACCAAGCTCAGAATATAATCGTGTTGTCGCATCAGATGGGTCTACTTTTTCTGCAATTCCAGCCGCAATACTTGGAGCAGTAGCTAAACCACCCTCAATTGACGCAGCAAGGGCTGGGTTTCTTGCTTGAGTTTTAACTAAATCACTAACCGTTTCCGTAAGCACATTTCTTTTTGGTATTGCTGTATTTATTGCGTCTACAGCCGACACACCTCTTGATGCAGCCATAAACGGTAATACTGTTCCTGTAGTCTGACCGAATGTCTCTCCACCCACCGCGAAAGGTCTTTGAGAAGAAGGTAAGTCTTGAATATCATCATACCCAATGTCAAGAAGACTCGTAAGCTTTCTAAGAGACTTTGAGCCACCAATAGGTTGTTCACTAAATGGTTGAAACCCTTGCTCTCCAGGCAATATATTTAAAACTCTTGGTAACTGATTTATGAGGTCAACAGGAGCACCAAGAACATCAGCCAAGCCGACATTGATTCCTTTTCCAACGGCTGCTGTCTTTTCCATGCCTGTTGATGGTCTTGTTTCAAGATAGGCTCGTCTGACTGTATCATACTGGTCTGTACCTCTTTTATCTTGGTTTTGTGTTAGCCATTCAGCGTACTTCGTGGCTTTTCTAATGTCAGCCATTACTTAGCACTTCCTACAATTTCATCAGCTTGATTAAGCAAGTTATTAGTAGTTGAACCACTTTCGTAATCGTTAATAGCCACAGTTATATTTGCAAGATACCCTACAATTTCATCATAATCATTTCTTAATTGTTCTAATTCTGCTGAAGTTTTAGCAGCAGTCATTTTTGCTTTCAAATTATTTAATCCCCTCTGCATTTTTGGAACTAATTGTCTTGATTTTTCAACAAACTTTTGATTGCTGTCTGTGGGTTGAGGTAACAGTTCTTCAATTCTCTTTTGGGTAAATACACTTCCTCTAGTGCTTAGAGCTTTTATCATGGGTTGTTTAATGGTGTTATTTATGGAATTTATTATAGCTACTTGTTTTTCTCGTTCTTTGCTAAAGCTACCTCCAAACAAACCAGTAACAGCATTTGCAAAGTCTGTTCCAAAGCCTGCTAAATCACGACCAGCAGCCGTTCCGATATCAAAACTCGCACCAGTTTTCTCTACCTCTTCAATTTTTTCTTCTGTAGAAGGAACGAGTTTATCAATGTCATCTAAATTAAGTAGACTCACACCAGTATTATTTGTGTTGCTTATAGGAAAAATCTTGCCAGTTCGTGTATTTCGCTGAAAAACGCCTTTACCTCTTAAAGACTCTGGTAAATCATCTTGAGGCACAAGCTCAAAACTATCTTTCGGTAGCAACTCCCTTGCCGTCATAGCCCTTATGAACCCTGTTGGGTTTGCTTGAAGAAGCCCCAACATTTTAGGATTATTTGCAAATTGCTGTTCAAGAAGACCGATGGCTTCTCTTTGTCTTTTTAGGTCTTGTGTATTTTGTGCCAACAACCCAGCTTTATTTGCTGCTTGTATAGAAGCTGGCACTCCAGCCCCACCTAACAGACTTGTTCCCAACGTAATTTGTTGTTGAAACTCAGGTGTATTGTAAACATCTAAGAAAGGCTGTGAAGCTGTACGTACCTTAGAACCAAAATTTTGAATTGCATCTAAAAGACCCATTAAGCAACCTCTCTGATTTTGGAGTAATCAATCATTAAGTATCCATGTGAGCCTTCGACTACTGCTTCAGGGAATACCTTCTGTACTTCTTGTGCGATAAATCCTTTGCGTGGGTGCTTATCAAGACCCAAAACAAAAGCCTTTGCGTTCCATTCCCACTCGTAGACATTGAGTCCTGTAGAGTGTGTACCTATCTTTTTAATATCAACTTTTAATCTTCTGTCAGACAAAGACGCTAGGGCTGCTATTGTTGCGACAGTACCAGCAACTTGATCTCCAGCAGATACTTGATTTGTAACGTCTTTAGTAGTTGTTCCACCAGTGTTTGTGTTTGCCCCAATAGCGGAAAGAATATTGTTAATTCTTTGTTGATCGGCAACATTTCTTGCGCTTTGTATCTCAAAAGGTCTATTGAGAAGTGCCTGATCTAAAGCTCTCTGTTCTGAGCCAACACTTGATAATGCACCAAGTAAGCCAAGATCAGAACTAAGAATTGAAGGAGCCATACCTATAGCCGATAGTTTTCGTGACGCATCTGCTTCCATTGCATTAGCTAACGTAGGCGCAACACCTGAAGCAATACCTTCGCCAATGGCTGTTCCAAAAGCATCAGAGCCTAGTCTACCACCACTAGAGTATTGCGATGTTATGTTATTTACAGTGTTTGATATCGTATCATCCAACACTCTTTGCAGAGGGTCAGAAACGTTGAATTGTCCAGTTATTATGTTATCAAGTGCTGTCTTTGACGTTCCTAATGGGTTACTTGTTGCAAGACCAGTGATTAGGTTTTGTGCTGTTGTTTGCGTTGGCGTAAAACCAGCTATTTCAGGCACAACATTTGAACTTGGTCTAAAGTTTTGGGCTTCTCTAAACCCTGTCTGAACCATATTTTTTACAAAATCAGGTATTTCTTGCGTTTGTACTGTGGTGTTACCACCTCCACCTTTTCCCATTTTATAAGTCCTTATGATAAGTTATATGTGCTGGATACCAGCCGAATTTGTTAATAAATCTATCCCACGCCTTACGACCAAACCCTTCCATATGGATACATTTGTTATGTCTAGCGTGAGCCTCAAGAGTTGATAAAACCAACTCAATCCATTCTTTCATGCGTCCACCACCCACAAAGTCTAACGCCATAGCGTAGCCTTTTGGATAGAAGACCATTCGTGTTGTTACAACGGCAATCACCTTATCCTTCTCCTCAACTGTCCAAACAAGGTATGCCCCTTGTTTACTAGCCATATATACGTCCTCAATGTCTATCTTGCGAGGTGATAAGCATACAGCCTTGTTGAGTATAGGTTTGATGTATTGCCATTTCTCATCCAGATATTCCACTGGAACAGGCAAAAATTTCATCCTAGTACAACATACATAAAGTTTCTGTCCGTTTGTCCGTTGTTTGCGTGTGTTACAACGAAATTCTGTTTATTTCGTGCAGATATAAATATTGTGCCGTTGCCTACTTCTGCTGACGCATTGGCAGACAATGGGCTATATAAGATTACGCTATCACTACTTGCCCTTAAATCTGTGACTGTAGTTGTTGTGGCACTTGCCGTTAGGGTAAAAGACCCAGTAGAGTTTAGCTTGCCTTCGAGCAGTAAATTTACGGCACTACTAACCTCTCTAGGCGTTCCCCCAGACTGAGGTAAACGCAGAAAGTTAAAATCAGCCATTAGCGTCTTCCTAGACTAGCTGTCTCAACATCCACACCTAACGCATAACGCCAAGTACCACCACTAGCATTTACTCGCACTCTATGATAGCGACCATTACTTCTAACTGGAACAAAGTTATCAGTGTTCAGGTTGGCAGACGCGGTAAAAGAAACAGTATCTACCTGTCGAGAACGAGACCCCACTTGTACAGTGAGGGTAGGAGCTACATCTTTCGATGTAACATAGGGTGTAACACTCTTAACGAGTGACTTTCTAAGTTTTGCTGGCTCAAACTCTGCCGTTTCTAATGTTGCAGCCAACGCTTCTCCTGTAAAGGACGCAATCTTACTACTAGAACTTGCAGCAAAGGCACTCTGACCGCCTCTAAAGAAACGTGAGTCCAAAGACGTACCCAATGCGTCTAAGCTACTAGAGACGGTAGACAAAGCCTCAAGTGTAAAGCTAGGCGATATAATTGTGCCTATAAACTCATGGTCTAACTCTGCTAGTGACCATCGCCCAACAGCATAGTTATACATAATAATCTTATCAGGTGCATTTGTTCTGCTTTCATTGGATACATAACTCCACGCAACCACCTGATTTATTGGGTCTATACTGCAACTCAATCTATCCAAATGATGCGGTGATGAGTCATCAAAGAAAAACGTATCTACCTTTTCAGCCCCAATCGGTATTGATCGCTCTCCGTTAAACATAAAGAAGCCATCAGAGGCTAAGTAAAATATCTGTGTAGGCGCAAGGGC